AAACAATATACTTTTTCTATTTTAGAAATGCACGTAGATTGTAATTTAGAAGAGTTTGAAATGCAAAATCCAGAGAAACAAGTTAAAGTTCCTTACATTATAACAATTGATGAAGGCTCTGGACAAATTTTATCTATCTATCGTAACTATGATATAGGAGATGAGACTACAAAAAGAAAAGAATACTTTGTACATTTTAAATTTTTACCTGGATTAGGTTTTTATGGGTTTGGATTAACGCATATGATAGGTGGATTAAGCAGATCAGCTACACAATCATTAAGACAATTACTAGATGCAGGTACGTTATCTAACTTACCGGCTGGATTTAAGTCTAGAGGTATTAGAATCCGTGATGATGATCAACCATTTCAACCAGGAGAGTTTAGAGATGTTGATGCACCAGGTGGAAATATTAAAGATCAGTTTCAAATTTTACCATTTAAAGAGCCATCAGCTACGTTATATCAACTAATGGGGTTTGTAGTACAAGCTGGACAAAAATTTGCAGCGATTACTAACATGGATACAGGTAATGATATGCAAAATAGAGCTGTTGGTTCAACAGTTGCCCTACTAGAAAGAGGTTCGAGGGTCATGAGTGCTATACACAAGAGATGTTATTACTCAATGAGAAGAGAATTTAGGCTTTTATCTAAAGTTTTTGCAACATATCTGCCACCAATTTATCCATATTCCGTTTATGGTGCTGATCAAGCAGTAAAACAGTCCGATTTTGACGACAGAGTAGATGTAATACCAGTTGCCGACCCAAATATTATGAGTATGGCACAAAGAGTTACGATGGCTAATGAAAATCTTAAGATTGCTATGTCAAATCCTATGATGCACAACTTAAGAGAAGCATATCGAAGAGTATATGAGGCTTTAGGAACGCAAGATATAGACCAAATTTTAAAACCACAAGAAAGACCTATGCCAAAAGACCCAGCTACTGAAAATATGGATGTATTAGCTATGAAACCACTCAAAGCTTTTCCAGATCAAGATCATGAAGCACATATTAATGCACATAGAGCTTTTATGTCTACAAGAATGGTGCAAATAAACCCACAAGTTTACACTGCTTTACAAGCACATATATCTGAACATGTTTCTTTGAAGGCTCAAGGAGAGATTGGAGCTTTGATAGCAGATGATCCTATGATGCAAGTTAAATTACAGTCTGATCCTCAAGGTGCTCAAGTAGAAATTAATGCAATGATTGCTGCAAGAGTTGCAGAGTTAACAATTGAATTAGCACAGAGTGAAGCATTAGGTCAAAAACAAGACCCTCTTGTTATGTTAAAACAAAGAGAACTAGATTTAAGAGCTATGGATTTACAGAGAAAAGCAGATCAAGATATGATGTCTAATGAAATTAGAGAAAATGAAATAGATGAAAAATTAGAGATTGAAAAAATGAAATTAGAGAATAACGAGGACCAAGCTGCAGAAAGAATTAGAATTGCTGATGCAAAAGTAGATATAGCAAGAAAGAAGGCTAAAAACTAATGAATTTTTTAATAAAATTTTTTAATAAAATTTTTAGGTATAATGAATTAGATTTAAGAATTAGAAGACTTGAAAGAAAAAATTATTGGAGAGAAAAATATAATGAAAGATCCTAAGGAAGGCACTGGAAAAAAACCTAAAGGTTCAGGTAGGAGATTATACACAGATGAGAATCCTAAAGATACTGTTAGTATTAAGTTTGCGACTCCTACTGATGCTCGTAAAACAGTTAAGAAAGTTAAAAATATATCTAAACCGTTTGCAAGGAAAATACAAATATTAACAGTTGGCGAACAAAGGGCAAAAGTTATGGGTAAGATGGAAGTTGCAAAGATTTTTAAAAAAGGTAAAGAATCAATTAGAGCTGGGAGAAAAGTATAATGCCACTTACTGCTAAAGGAAAAAAATTAAAGAAAAAATTTAGAGAGCAATATGGAGAAAAAAAAGGGGACTCTATTTTTTATGCTATGGAAAATTCTGGTAAATTAAAAAAAGTAATCAAAGCTAGAGGTGGTAGAGATGCATCCTCTGCTGATTTTGGTAAAGAAAATGTTGGTGGAGGGAATGGAAGAGAGCAATATGGTAGTCAAGGACAATATAAGCCACCATCTACAAGTAAAGGCGATGGGTCAAAAAATATTACTGTGCGTAGTGGTCCTGGTTTTATAAACCCTAGACCATTGGGTCTATTAACTCCAATATCTTATCAATTAGCTACAAGTGCTATTAACGTAGGTAAAAAAAGAGCTTATGATAGAAGAAATTTAGTTGAACAAAAAAAAGTTGACGTTTTAGGAGGAGAAATGTTAACTACCGGTACTAAAGGTTCTCCCAAAACAAAAAACACTGGGGGAGACGGTACAACACCAAATCAACCTATTAAACCAATTACTATGACTAAAAAAATTGACACTAAATTAATAAACCCAAAAGAAAATTTTTTTAATTTCAAAGCTTTTAAAGTTGGGGGACTATCAGGTGGGGTTAGTTATGGGCCACCCCCTAAGAGTGGACCAAATCCACAAGTACCTCCAATAAAAATGAAAACAGGAGGGCAAAAATAATGTGGTTATCAGCAATTAAACTTGCAATATCTGCAGGTAGTAAGATATACGCTAATAAGCAAAAAGCAAAGGTGGCAATGTCAGATGCACAATTATTACATGCTGAACGACAAGCTCGAGGAGAGGAGGCTTACCAGGGAAAATTACTAGAAGCCCGACAGTCAGACTGGAAAGATGAGGCAGTTTTAATAATTCTTAGTTTGCCCGTGGTAGTATTGGCTTATGCAGTCATATCAGATGACCCAACTGCGATGGACAAAGTAAAATTGTTTTTCGAGATGTTCTCGCAGCTCCCGTCATGGTTCACAAACCTTTGGATTTTGGTCGTGGCATCGATTTACGGAATTAAGGGAACACAAATTTTTAGAAATGGTGGAGGAAAAAAATAATGTGGCAGTGGATAAAAAATATAATAAATAAATATATAAATAAAAAAGAAAGAGAAATCTTACAAAAAAGAATAGATTATTCTAAAATGAATTTAGGGGATTTAAAAAAACTTAAAGCAGAAGGTAAGATTAAAGACATATACCCACCCTATATTTAGTTATTGCAATTTAATTTTTTCTATATATAGATTCGTTATGAGTCTAAAATTAGCTTTAATACAAGCGTTAGAAGATAAATATAATGCTCAAATTTCTACTGCAGATGCAACAATAAAAATATACCTGACTAATTCAGTCGGGATTGGAGAACATCCACAACATCTAGAAGAAATGGATAAATTATTACAACAAATAGTTGATGCTGAGGAAAAAATAAAAGCCCTACAACCTTTTAAATTATGATCGAAGGCGATAGTAGAGAGTATGAAATAATAATAGAGGCATGTAAATCTTTAAAAGGGGATGATTTTTTTACAGCTGAAATTGGAGTAAGAAGAGGCTTAGCATCAAAATTAATCTTAGAGGAATTAATTTTTAAAAGACATTGGCATATAGGAATTGATCCATATGGTAATTTAAATTATCAACATTATGATAATAAAAAACCCACCACAGCTAATTATACAAATGATATGAAACATGAATTAATTAAGGATTTAAATTATAAAAATTTTTCACTTTTCCAAATGGAAGATGAAGAATTTATGAAAAGATTTTCAGATGGTGTACCTATTTATAGAGATAAAAAAGAGTTACGAAATATATATGATTTAGTGCATTTTGATGGACCACATAGAAGTATAGATGTAATTAAAGAGTCAATTTTTTTTGCAGAAAGAGCTCATTCCGGTAGTGTTTTTATTTTTGATGATTATCCAAAATATGATATGCAATCAATACTAAATGTAATAGTTAATCAATACGGTTTTGGTTTACTAAAACAAGGAAAAAATAAAATATCTTTAAAAAAAGTTTAATGTTCGATTTTCACACAATAGAAGCAATTAAAACAAAAATCCTAAAACAAATAGAAGACGTAAAAGAACATATATGCTATGGGGTTGAAACAGAATCTCAACTGATGTATGCTAGGGGCAGACTCAGCGGATTAGAAACGCTGCTTCAGGATATTAAAAACCTGCATAAGGAGAATGACGATGGTACAACTGATAAAACCTAAACTTACAGATTTTGGACAAGA